AAAATATAAAATCTCAATACAACACACAAGAAATTAAGCAATCTAAGACCTTCTTTTGCAGCTAGCTTTCAAGCACAGGAAGTTTGACAACTTGACACTTGCTTCGTAGTCGATTTGTGAACACTTTAATAGCAATGGCATTCGTGATGTTTGGACAGTTTGAAAGTGCTTTGCCACTACTCCATAGTGGGGGGGCATCGCTGACCGTAGCACCTAACTGTGTGGCACCCATTAAGAGGGATATACTGAAGGAGACTCGGTTCCAAATGATGAAGGAAGAGGCTCAGCGTGAAAGGGCTTGGGCCAAGTTGGAAGAGGAAACACGTGAACGCTATGAAAGTTTTCAAAGGGGAACACTTAAAAGACTTCCATACGGTTTCATGACACTAAAGAAACCATCAATAGTGAAACTGCATAAGGAAAGGATCGAGCGAGAGAATCAAGAGCGAGAGGAACGCATATTTGATAGTTTAAGTCCATTTCCTATTACGCATATTAATATGTGTGAGCAACCTGTGAGGGTGTTAGAAAATGTTAATAATAATATTACCTGGTCATTGTGTAGAAGTTTTAAACAGAAAAAGCCAAAAAGAGTTCCATCTATGCCTAAATTATCAGTTGTACACTTTGAAGGGTTCCTCACTGCCATTGGAAAAATTTGCAAGAAGAAAGACATGTCACTTGAAATCATTGATGGAAGGAAGACGGTGAAGGCAAAGACGCACCTGGGTTCATGTTATGTGCGTACAAAACACATGGATGGGGCACGTAAAAAGATTGATTTAACTCTTAATGAAAGGCAAGAGGAAATGCTTTTCTCTCTTGCAAAAGGACTGAGCCGTGCACCAATACCTCTAAGTCACTTAACATATGGAGATAGTGGAAGAATTATACTTAATCCAATATGTGATACCGCGTACTCACGATATAAGCGTGGGTTAATTGTGCGTGGAGAGCATGAAGGAAAAATTTATGATGCACGGGTGAAAGTGACTAGAAGCGTGGCATCAACAATGAGGCAATTCTCATCAACTCCTCTCAAGTATTGGGAGGGTTTTAATGAAGGATTTTTGGAGCACAAGCCTAAACAAATCAATCACACGTGTGCATCAGTGCTCGACGTAAAGGCGTGTGGAAAAGTCGCTGCAATCATGTATCAAGCCTTATTCCAAAGTGGGCAAATAACTTGCTCTGAGTGTATTAGAGCTTACATGGAGACCACGCAAACAGAGATGAATGCGAGGTTGGAACCAGTGTTGGATGAGAAAATACAAATTTTGTCAGTGTCGCACCCACAATTTGAACATGTTTCATCCATGCTCAAATGCTATAGAAATGCTATAGGGCTAGTGAATGGTAACTTGCAAGCTTTTGGTGAGGTTCAACGAATCATCGGATCATACACAGAAGCGCCATTTACACATCTTCTTGAGTTGAACAACATATTGATAAAGGGTGAGGAATTGAAACGTACTGACTTGGAGCGAGCGTCTACATTGGTGTTGGAATTAGCTCGATATCACCGAAACAGAACTGAGAACATCAAGAAAGGATCACTTGTCTCATTTAGAAACAAAGTTTCAGCAAAGACACACATAAATACAGCTTTAATGTGTGATAATCAGTTGGATGCTAATGGGAATTTTATGTGGGGTCAACGTGGTTACCATGCTAAACGCTTTTTCTCAACTTGCTTCAAGAAAGTTGACCCTCGCAATGGGTATGCAGCACATCGCTTGAGACGTTCACCTAATACCGTGAGAGAACTTGCTATAGGAAACTTAATTGTTTCAACCAATTTGGAAACAATCAGAAGACAGATGAGAGGAATTAGCATTGTATCACCAGCTTTGACTGAAAGCTGTGTGAGCACGTTGAACGGAAATTTTGTGTACCCATGTTGTTGTGTCACGACAGATGACGGCCAGCCTATCAAGTCTGAATTGTACACACCAACTAAACATCATCTTGCGATTGGAAACACAGGTGACACCAAGCTAGTTGATCTCCCTGAGGACGTGAAAGACGAGTTGTATATAGTGGAAGACGGGTACTGCTATGTCAATATATTTTTAGCTATGTTGGTTGATGTTGATGAGAAAGATGCAAAGGATTTCACAAAGAAAGTCAGAGACCTGGTGGTGAAGAAACTCGGTAAGTGGCCTAGTTTGATCGATGTGGCAACAGCTTGTGCAATGATGACTATTTTTGCTCCATCAACAAGAACATCAGAAATTCCAAGAATTCTTGTGGATCATGTGAGCAAGACAATGCACGTTTTGGACTCTTTTGGCTCTCTGAACACAGGATATCACATTTTGAAGGCAAACACAGTACAACAGTTGATCAAATTTGCGAATGATGATCTTAAGTCTGAAATGAAAGATTACCAAGTTGGTGGTTTAGTGCATCATTCAGAGCACGACTCGAGAAGTGTGAAACTCCTGATCAAAAGTGTGTACAAACCCAAACTGATGGAGCAAGTGTTAATGGAAGAACCTTATCTACTAGTGTTCGCCATGGTGTCACCGTGTGTGTTAATGGCAATGTTCAATAGTGGATCTCTAGAACGTGCTACACATTTTTGGCTAAGACAACAGGATGATCTTGCATTCATTTCATCAGCACTGAGCACACTAGCGCAAAAAGTCTCAACAGCCCATTCACTGATTGACCAGCTGGATATTATCAATGAAATGGCGTCACCAATGCTGGAGCAAATCTTCGTTGGCTCGAAACCAAATACTTCATACATGCTGGCAGTAAACTTCTTAATGCGTATCAAGAGCCGGTTGGACACTGATGAATCGCTGCAGTTGGCGGGCTTCAGAAGCTTGATGTACACTTCTTGTCATCATGTTGAAAAAAACTATGTGGCTCTTTTGGAGCTGGAGTGGAAAGAACTAAGTTGGTCGGAAAAATGTTATTTAACATGGCAGTCGCAAAAACATGCTTGGCGATATTCCATTACATTAGTCCCAGCAAAAACCGCAGATTTCGGAGGCAGGTACAGCGCATCGGTTTCCTGTGCACTTGGAAGGATGGTTAAGAAAACTCAAAATGTGTTGAAAACAACAACAAATGCTTGCATTGAAAGTGTGCAGAGTCGGACACGGAAAGTGATTTGTAAATCACTGAACGCGATTCGGTATGTATTCCCTGAAGTGATGACATTTCTAAACACATTAGTCGTTTGTGGCCTTCTCATAAGTATTTTCTCGGTTATCGACGAGATGGTGCTTAAACACAAGCAAGCAGCGCGAGCAGCGGAAGCGAATGAGGCTAGGTTAAACTCTGAGCGCATAAAACAACTTCACATGTTATATATGAATGGAGTGGGTGAGAAACATGTTAATGGGTTCATTGAGTTTGTGGCGAAAGTCAACCCAGAACTTGTTGATGACGTTAAACATGCGTGTGATGACGAACCGAACGAAGTCGAACATCAGTCCAAGAGATCGGAGGAGTGTAAATTCGAAGCCATCATAGCATTTATTGCACTCGTACTAATGATTTTTGATGCTGAACGAAGTGATTGTGTGTATAGGTCGCTTACAAAATTGAAAAGTCTAGTGGCAACAACAGAAGTTTCACATCAGAGCTTGGATGACATAAGAACCAATTTGACTGAAGAAAAGTTGACAGTAGACTTTGAATTGAACTCATCAGACATCCATGGTTCCCCAGTGCAAGAGCACACATTTCAAACTTGGTGGGATCGGCAGATAGTTTCTGGACGAACTATACCCCACTATAGAACAGAAGGTTTTCAGATGGAGTTCACAAGAGCAACTGCAGCATCTGTGGTTTGTGAAATAGTTCAATCAAAACACAGGGACATAATGTTGAGGGGTGCAGTAGGATCAGGTAAATCAACAGGACTACCAAGCTTGTTAATGAAACATGGGAGTGTGCTCTTGTTGGAACCTACGAGACCATTGGCAGAGAATGTAGCTGAACAATTGAGAGGCGATCCATTTTATGTTAACGCGACTCTGCGAATGAGGGGATTTAATCGTTTTGGTTCGGCACCCATCATGATAATGACGAGTGGTTTTGCTTTGCACTATTTTGCCAATAATCCAAAAGAGCTTGCAAATTATAGTTATGTACTCATTGATGAGTGCCATGTGCTGGATAGCTCGACGATTGCATTCAACTGCTTATTAAAGATGTACGACTTCCAAGGCAAACTCATCAAAATGTCCGCAACTCCACCAGGAAGAGAATGTGAATTTGTACCACAACACAAAGTGGACATAAGAGTTGAGGAATCACTTAGTTTCCAAAGCTTTGTAAGTTCTCAGGGGACAGGATCAAATGCTGATGTTATCCAAAATGGCAACAATATACTTGTATATGTGGCCAGCTATAATGAAGTTGACACTCTTGCTCAGATGTTGACCAATGCAAAGCACAAAGTCACTAAAGTTGATGGTAGAACTATGAAAACTGGGAAAATTCAAATAGTTACAACTGGAACAGAACAACAGAAACACTTTGTTGTAGCCACGAATATAATTGAGAATGGCGTGACTTTGGATGTTGACGTGGTGGTTGATTTTGGAGTAAAAGTTGTCCCAGAGATTGATAGTGATAGTAGGATGATTCGATATAAGAAGGTTAGCATCAGCTACGGAGAAAGAATTCAAAGGCTTGGAAGAGTGGGCAGGAATAAACGTGGAGTAGCTCTTAGAATCGGACACACAGAAAAAGGTCTAACAGAGATTCCAGCAGTTGTTGCAACAGAAGCAGCTTTGGCTTGTTTTGCATATGGGTTACCTGTTTCTACGCAAGGGGTGACTACACAGATTCTTTCAGAATGCACAGTCCGTCAAGTGATCACCATGTTTCAGTTTGAGATTTCACCATTCTTTATGGCAAATCTTGTCCGTTTTGATGGATCTATGCATGGTAAAATACACAGTATTCTGAAACCATTCAAGCTGAGGGATTCGGAAATCGTCTTGAATAAACGAGCTATACCAACTTGCGCATCACAGAATTGGCTCACAGTCGCACAATATCGATTATGTGGTGTGAAGTTGAACGTGGATGAGTCTGTTAAAATTCCTTTCTACGTCAAGGACGTCCCAGAAAAGATTATGTGTGAAGTGTGGGATGCTGTCGTTAAATACAAAAATGATGCAGGATTCGGGAGAATTAGTAGTGCAAGTGCTTGCAAAGTTGCATACACATTACAGACAGATGCACATGCTATACCTCGAACGGTCAAGATAATAGAAGCATTGATGATTGCTGAGAGGACTAAGAAGGAGCATTTTGATAGCCAAGTTGGGAACGTTTGTTCGAGCTCTATGTTCTCACTATCTTCAATTACACACGCGCTTAGAGCCCGATATAACACCAATCATGCAGTTGAAAATCTCAGCATTCTACAGACAGCGAAAGATTCATTACTGGAATTCAAGAATTTAAACTTACAGGGTTCAGCACCAGATGTTCTGGAACCATATGGAGTGTTAGAGGCAGTGCATCATCAGTCAGAGAATGAAATGTCAAAGTATCTCGGTTTGAAAGGAAGATGGAATAAACAATTGCTAACAAAAGACATTTTAGTGATGATCGCGGTTTTCGGAGGTGGGGTGTGGATGGCTTATGAGTATTTGGTGAAATCAATGGAAACTGTGAAACACCAAGGAAAGAATAGTAAAAGGAAGAATCAAAAGTTGAAATTCCGGGATGCTAGAGACAAGAAAGTTGGGAGGATTGTTGAAGGCGATGATGAAACTATAGAACATTACTTTGGTGAAGCATACACAAAGAAAGGCAAGCAGAGTGGTAGAACGAAGGGAATGGGTCATAAAACAAGGAAATTCATAAACATGTATGGTTATGATCCAAAAGAGTATGAGTTCATCCGCATAGTTGACCCCTTAACTGGAGCAACTTTAGATGAAAATGCATATTTTGATATGTCATTGGTTCAAGAGCATTTCGGTGAGATTCGAAGTAAGTACATTGGTGAGGATTTGCTTGACCCACAAGCTATTCAATCAAACCCAGGTCTCAAAGCGTATTTTGTCAATAACACAACTAAGAAAGCTCTTCAAATTGACTTAACACCACATATTCCTTTGTTGACATGTCGGAGTGGAACTACTATTGCAGGTTTTCCGGAGAGAGAGGGTGAATTGAGACAAACTGGGCCGTTTAACGTCATCACACACAATTCAGTGCCTGCTTCAAATGAGATAAATGTCGATCAAATCGAGCAAGCTACTCATGAAGGGAAATCCATGTTGGCAGGTCTTCGTGATTACAACCCCATAGCAACGGCTATTTGTATGATTTGTAATGATTCAGAAGGATATCAGACAAAGTTGTTTGGAATTGGCTTTGGAAGTTTCCTTATCGTCAATCAACACTTATTCAAACGCAATAATGGTAGTCTTCTAACCAAAACACATCATGGTGAGTTTTTGGTGAAAAATTCGGCGACAATCAAAATATCACCCTGCGAAGGAAGAGATATTGCACTGTTGAGATTGCCAAAGGACTGTCCGCCCTTCTCTCAAAAGTTGAATTTTAGAGCACCTGAGGAAGGAGAGAAGGTTTGTATGGTCGGTTCCAACTTTCAAGAAAAATCGATAACTAGTACAGTTTCTGAGGCAAGTATCACTCGATCCCTTCCAAATTCACACTTTTGGCAATATTGGATAACAACAAAAGAGGGATACTGTGGACTTCCAGTGGTGGCGCTGAAGGATGGAGCAATAGTTGGTGTGCATAGTTTAACCAACAACAATACAGCAGTCAATTATTTCACAGATCTTCCTTCAAATTTCAAAGACTCTTATCTTAAAGCACCGGAAGCACTCACATGGGTACAGCACTGGAGGTACAATCCAGTGAACATTGCATGGGGAAATTTGAAGTTGGTGAGCGACACCCCTGATGAACCATTTAAAGTCGCAAAATTAGTTACTGACTTGAAGACAGAACTGGTCAAGGCTCAAGGCTTGGAGAACCAGACTTGGTTATTGGACTCAATAAATGGAAATTTAAAAGCAGTTGGAAAGTGTTCGAATCAGCTTGTCACCAAACATGTTGTGAAAGGAAAATGTGTTCTCTTTGATCAATATTTGGCAACTCATCCCGAAGAAGACAAATTCTTTAGACCATTGATGGGAGCATACCAGAAAAGCAGGCTGAATCGTGAAGCATATATTAAAGACATTATGAAGTACTCTAAGCCAATTGTTATTGGAGACGTTGACATCACAGCATTTGAGAGAGCTCTTAGTGCAACTATTGTGTACATGAGCAAGAAAGGTTTCCATGAATGTGAATATGTAACTGATTCTCAGGCAATTTTAAGCGCATTAAACATGAAGGCGGCAGTGGGGGCTCTTTATAGTGGAAAGAAAAAGGATTACTTTGAAAACATGGATCCTGAATTGGTGTACAATCATGTAAAATCAAGTTGCTTAAGATTGTACAAAGGAAAGATGGGTGTATGGAATGGATCACTTAAACCAGAGTTGCGAACCGAAGAGAAAGTGAACATGAACAAAACTAGAACATTCACAGCAGCACCTCTTGATACCTTATTGGGTGGTAAAGTTTGCGTTGATGATTTCAATAATCAATTCTACAGTCGCTGTATTGATTTTCCATGGACAGTTGGAATGACTAAATTTTATGGTGGTTGGAATGAACTGATGCGGAAGCTACCAGAAGGATGGGTGTATGTTGACGCCGATGGTTCTCAATTTGATAGCTCGTTGTCTCCATATTTGATTAATGCTGTGCTCAACATTCGATTACACTTTATGGAGGAATGGGACATAGGAGAGCAAATGCTTAGGAATCTTTACACAGAAATTGTGTACACACCTATAGCAACACCAGATGGCACAATTGTGAAAAAGTTTAAAGGAAATAACAGTGGACAACCGTCGACTGTAGTTGATAACACTTTGATGGTCATGCTCGCCATGTATTACTCTCTTGAAAAGAATGGACTTGAATTGGAAAGAATTAATGAGTTTTGTGTCTTCTTTGCAAATGGAGATGATCTCATAATTGCAATTAGACCAGATATGGAACACCACTTGGATACCTTTGAAACATATTTTGCGCAACTCGGCTTGAATTACGAATTTAATGAGAGAACGAGAAATAGAGAGGATTTGTGGTTTATGTCTCACCAAGCGAAGATGGTGTCTGGTATGTATATTCCAAAGCTTGAACAGGAAAGGATTGTTTCCATACTTGAGTGGGATAGAGCTACCAAACCAGAGCATAGATTGGAAGCAATCTGCGCAGCAATGGTTGAATCATGGGGTTATTTCGAACTGACTCATGAAATTCGGAAGTTTTACCAGTGGGTTCTTGAACAGGCACCATTTAACACACTAGCAGAGCAAGGAAAAGCACCGTATATTGCAGAATCTGCTCTCAGAGCTCTCTACACTAATCAAGCTCCAACTAGCAATGAATTGTCTAAGTATGTACAACATATAATGGAGGATTTTTGCAATGAAGATGAAATATGCTACGTAAGCCACCAGGCGGATACACAGCCAGATGATGAAGGCAAGACTATTGATGCTGGAAAAAGTACTGGATCTAGAAACAAGGAAAAGGGTGTGACTGATACTTCATCTGAACACAATAATGCCGGAAAGAAAACTCCAATATCAGAAGACAGGAGTGAAACAAATAAAGCACAATCAAGCGGTGATGGGATCCTAGCAACGCGTGATAGAGATACTGATGCTGGAACTGTTGGATCGGTTCTTCCTAGACTGGCTAGGAAAAATTTTAGTAATAAGATGGTTTTGCCTATGGTTCGGGGAAAGTCTATACTGAATCTCGACCATCTTGTAAAGTATGAGCCCGCTCAAGTTTTTCTATCAAATACACGAGCTACACAAGCACAGTTTGATGTATGGTACATGGCAATCAAAAGTTTTTATGAACTCGAAGACGAGGAGATGGGTATGATCATGAATGGACTGATGGTGTGGTGCATAGAAAACGGCACTTCACCAAATTTATCCGGAATGTGGACAATGATAGACGGCGGGGAGCAAGTGGAATATCCATTAAAGCCGATCATAGAAAATGCCAAACCCACATTTCGTCAGATAATGATGCATTTCAGTGACGCAGCTGAAGCGTACATTGAATTGCGGAACTCAAAAGAACCGTATATGCCCCGATACGGTATTCAGCGCAACTTGAGGGATTACTCACTTGCAAGGTACGCATTCGATTTCTTAGAGATAACCTCTAAAACTCCAGTTCGAGCGCGTGAAGCACACCATCAGATGAAGGCAGCAGCAATTGGAAACAAGGTTAACAAAATGTTTGGATTTGATGGCAAAGTGGGCCTCCCAGAAGAGGATACAGAAAGGCACGCTGCGGGTGATGTCACAAAAGACATGCACAGCCTCTTAGGCATGAGAGGTATGTAGAGTGTTAATTATATATCAGTTATATATATAATTCTGTTATGCCTACCTATATATGTTGGTTGCAAACATTCTGTGTTTGTGAGAGGACATATTCTAAAGTTGCATTTTGGAGGAGCTCAAGAGGTCTATGACACGGAGGTCTCTTTGATGTGGCGGAGGAGA